AATTTTGTATTTGCGAATCTTGTGTTACAGGGAAATAAGTATTGCCTTCCAATTTGTATTCATCCATACCACCAAATCCAAATTTGCTTCTAGGCTTCATTAGTTCCGTTAAATTATTAAATCTTGGTTCATTGGGGTTTGCTGTTGGCTTTTTCAGCTCTTCAATTAACCGTAAACCCCTCAATTCATCTACTAATTTAGCATTCTCCTTAACACTTTGATTAAACTTTGATATATCTAAAATCAATTTATCAAAAGCTATGTTATATTGCCTAACAACATCTAAGTCAGTCGTGTTGGCTGCTTTAAGATACATTTCATCTATTTTTGAGCGTTCTTTCTCCAACCTTTCGCGTTCCGTCTTTTGCTTTTGAAAGATTTCTTCTAGATATCCCTTTTGTTGTTCTGGTGTCGTAAAATCAATTGTCCCTACTCGTTTGATACTAAACTTTGGATCTGCTTGTTCTTGTAATTCTATTTTCCCCCCAGAGTACTCTCCTATCTCTCTACCCTTTTGACTTATATCTAATTCAGCTTGTCTTAAAACATTATCCGAATCTCTTATTTTAGATCTATTCTCATACTCTCTTCTAAGCCTAGACATTGCTTTAGTTAATTTAATCCTTTCTTCAATTTCTTTCTTTTGAACGTCTATCGACTTCAAGGTAGTATCTAAAGTTGCTATATCCACTTTGAATCGAGAGGCTAATCGTTGTTCGTCTTTGTTAAGGCGATCTAGATATTTCTCTCTTTGTTTTACATCTGTGATTTGCTCAAGCCCTTTCCTGAGTGGGTTAAACAAAGCTAACGTATCAGTTAGTTTACCATCGGTTCCTTTTACAAAGGATTGCCTAAGAGAATTTAATCTCTCTTGGATATCTTGTCTTGTATCATTTAACTGATTAAGAGTGTCGGTTAACTTTATGCTTTCGGGTGTTAGTGGATCAGGTAATTTATCAGGAGAATATTCGTTAAGTATGTTAGAAAACGATCTTACTAAACTATTAGTGGAATCCCTAGATTCTCTAATTGTTTTTCTAGTATTTCTAAAGAAATTATCAAGATTACGAATAACTGATGCTTCGTTTTGTTTTCTTAAAGCTTCAGCACGCTTTTTGTTTGCTTCATCTTGTTGTTTAAGAATCTCTTCCCTTTGTTTTTGAGAATCTGCAATAGCACCAGTGTTTACGCCAGCAGACGAAGGAACAGATGAAGTAGAAGGGGTTGCATTTATACGTTTTGTAGAACTATTTATATATTTAGCTGGATCTATTTGTATTCCATTTTCTTTTATTTCTATATGAGCGTGAGGGCCTGTAGAGTATCCTGTGTTACCCACTGTTGCTATTTGCTGCCCGGCTTTAACTTGCTGCCCAACTGTGACAAGTGTTGAGTCTAAATGTGCAATTAATATTTCTAATTTCTTATTATCTACTAAATGTTGTACTTCAATATATTTTCCCCACCCACCAGGTTGATTGCCAACCGTTTTAATTTTACCATCAAAACTAGCAACGACAGGAGTACCAATTGGTGCCGCATAGTCAACTCCTTTGTGCATTCCACCCCTTCTCATCCCGTATCCACTCGTAAAACTAGAATTGCCTGCTACTGGATGAATTATGTTAGACGCGTTTTGTGATGCACCGAAAAAACTAAATAAAGAAGAAAACACGCCTTGAACACCGTTAGAGTTAGATGAATTACTAGATGTCGAAGAGTTGTTAGTAGGAGTTGATGGAGCCGGTGTTGCATTAGAATAAGGATCTATTTTTATGCCCGCAGATCTCTCTAATAAATCAACAGTTTGTTGCAAGCTAACATTCATATTAGAAACAGACTCGTTAGTTTTTATCATGTTTTCATTTAATTTTTCAGTGTTTTTATTAGCCTCCCCCGACTCTTTAACAGTTTGTTGAGTCTGTTGAGTTACTTTTGCCGCTGATGCTCTAACTGCATTTATTAAAGCCTCTAGTTCTTTGCTTGATTGTCTAAAAGCTTGTTTCATATCAGACTCAATATCTTCTGTGACTCCAATAATGTCTTTACCAGAAGGTAATGTCCTTATAAGTTCTCTTGCTTCTATTTGGCTATCTTTAATTCTATTTTTAAAATCTAAGCTAGTTCTTTCAGTATCTATTTGGCTTAAAGCGGTTTGGTTTAATTGTTCTATGATAGATACCAACCCATCTATATATCTAGTAAATTCAGTGTCTCCTAATCCGGTTAACGCTTCATTAATTTTGGTTTTAAAGTTAGCGTTTTGTATTTCTTGGTTAGCTTTTTTAATCTCTAATCGCCCTTGATCTATCTCTTTAGTAACAGAACGAACGTAATCATCTACCTGTTTTTGTTGTTGTCTTAAAGACTCTTTTAAATCATATCTGCTTTTAGCTAATGAACTGCGAGCGGTAGCAAGGCTCGTGGCATCTTCTTGAGTTTGTTTTCTTAATTCAGTTATTTTATCTTTAGCTTCAGTATTAAGATTGCTATCAGGTATTGTACTGAGTAAATCCAAAGCTGCCTTTCTCATTGTGAATAAACGAGACAACCCAGACACTCTTTGTTCTTGTGATATTATCCCAGATCTCCGTGTTGCATAATCAACATCCCCAGGATTAGCACCGGAGCTATATATCCTTTCCTCCCTGAGTGCAGTAGATCTATCAATGTTTGCAGAGAACCTATCGTAAGCAGCTTGAAATCTATTTAACGCAGATAAGGTATCTTTGTAAACCTGCTCTAAAGGATTAACAGGGGCACTTTTTTCAATAATTTGTTTTGCTTCCTGTGCAAAATCTTTCATCTCTTTAGCTATTTGCAGATAAGCACCTCTCACGGGTGCTGGAACAGTTTTTGCCGCATCCTCTAGTTTTTTCGCTTCTTCCAGTAAAACATTAGCCGAATTAGCGTTGGCTTCTACATCCTTAGCCAACTCTTTTCTTAATGCAAGTCTCTGAACTATTTGTTTAGATAAATCCGCAGCCCTCTTTTTTGACTCTGGGGTATTTTGTTGAGTTGCTTTCGATTTTTCAACAGATAAACCTAATACTTCTATGTCAATTTGTTTTAATCTATCAGCAACGTCTTTTACTCTAGCTTTATATTTGTTTTGAGTTTCCTTAGTTAACCCTAAGTTACCAAATTCTTTTTTGCTACTTTGTAAAACAGAATCAAAGTAATCTAAATTATCAATTACCTGTTTAACTCCAAGTGTAATATCGTAATCAGTATCAGATATAAGTCCTTTTATATCATATTTTTTAAGAATTGCTTTTTGTTTAGGAGAGATTTTATCAGTTGCATATTCTCCCCCGAATCCAGTATTAATATTTTTATCAAGTCCACGCCTCCTGTTTTCCCCTTCTCTCTGCGCTACAATCTCTTCGTATTTGTGGTACTCCATTAACCCCAAACTGTTTTTATTTATTTCACCTCTTAATGCTTTATTTACATTTTTGACAAAATCGTCTGTAGTATATCCTTCTTCTTTCATCCCAAAAACATAAAGAATATCAAGCTGAAGCCCTTTTGAGGGAATAGAATCAGCAACGTTTTTATATCCTTTAGCCAACTCCTTACTGCTTTTTTGATTGGTTTTAGAAGCCTCATCAACTTTTGCTAATGAATTACTAATACTTCCCAAAGCTCCATTAACAGATCTAGCCATTTCGCTAATGCTTTTCTGCATAGGGTTAGAAAAATCACTTCTAGCTAAAAACATAAAGGCTAGTGCTATACCAGCTTCTATCCCGATTTTTGCTAAGCTTTTTAATGATTTCATTAAACCTGCAAGCATTTGAGACAAAGCTTGTCCCCATGCTGCTCTAGCGCTACTTGCAAGCATTCCATCGGAGCTAAACAAAAGAGTAAATGCTTTTATAATTCCAACAGATGTAATTGTTTTCCCCAGTGAAGTAAGTGATGCTCCAATTGCGTTTAAGCCTCCAACAACACCTTGAGTCCATGTAAAATTTAGAGCAGCTTTTAGCCCTTTAAAACCATTTCCTACAAGTTGGAATAATCCAACAAAAGAAGCCCCAATTCCTTGCCAAAATCCAGCCTTAAAGCCAGCTGTTATATTTGCCATAAAACCTGCAAACGCTGCTTTTGTTGCGCTAATTCCATCTATAAAACCACCAAATATTGCAGATGCCCCGATTGTGGCTGGAAGCTGCTTAAAAAATCCAGTAAAAGAAGCCCATAGCCCTTTCATCTGAGTAGCTATTGTTGTTTTGGCAGAATAAAAAGCATATGCTATTTCATCTTGTAATCTAGTTCCTATGGGTGAACGTTGTTTAGACTCGATTTGAGCAGATAAGTCAAAAGTGTTTGTGAATAAAGACTGTATTCCTTTTGGAGAAAGTGCTTCATTTTTCATCCCTACCAAAGACACTCTTATCCCATTAAGTCCCTCCAATAACCCCTTAAACATTGGCACCCCAAATTTTTTTGTAAGGGTAGTTAATTGCTCAAACATCAAAATTAAAGCAAGCAGCTCAATTACACCAGAAGGAATAACTTTAGTTATATTGCCGATTCCATCAATAAAAGACTTAAAGGGGTTTTCACTTGGCTTTCCTACAATAGTATCAAATAACCCTTCTCCGGTAACTTTTCGTTTTACACTATCCAAACTACTTAAAAACCATAGAATTCCATTACTTACGCCTTCATACATATTTTGCATTAATGTCTTCTGAGCGCCTAAAAAATCATCTAAAACATCAGCTAAAATGCCTAAGAAAAATGTCCCTAACGCACCCATAAGCGCGGCAATACCCGTCGTTAACAAACCAGATATATTCATTAAAAAAGTTTTCACTGGGTTCATTTTTAATAAGAAAACTAACCCAATTCCAAGAGTGGCAGTTACACCAATAACAAAGGAGCCAAAAATTTTGATTATATCGTCTAGGATTGCATTTATTGCGGACGCTATGTTTGAAAAGATATCAACTACAAACGAAAATAATCCACCAAAAGCATTGACTAATTTAATAGACATTTCCATCCCAATGTTTTGCAATCTAGTTAGTGAGATAGAAAACCCTTCAGCTCCTTTTGCCGCCCCGCTATAGTCTATTTTTAATTGTTTTGCAACTTTGGGTAATACTTCTTCTGCTAGCAAACTACCTGCTGAGGACATTTCTATTAATTGGGGTATAGAAATGTCTAGCGCCTTTGCAAATATACCCATAGCGGGAGGGAATCTTTCACCCAGCTGCTGTCTTAATTCTTCCATGGAAATTTTGCCCTTGGACAGCATTTGAGTATAAGCCATAAATACTAACTCAGCGTCTTGCCCAGATATTCCTAGCGCGCCTAGTGATGCACTAATACCTTCAAATAAATCCCTAGCGCCTTCACCTTCTAATTTTGTTCCTCTAGCTGCAATAGCAATTTGGCTGTAAGCCTGAGTAGCTGCTTTAGCTGGAACGTTTAAGGCTTTGGCTGTGTTCATTGCATAATTAAGCTCTGCTTTCCCGCCTTCTTTTGAGCCACCCAAAAAGTTTAATCGTCTTTGTAATGGCTCTAACTCCAGCATGGCTTTAACAAGAGACTGTATTTGATTTCTAACCATAAATACAGCCCCACCAATAGCACCAAATAACGGAAGTAAAGGTGTTACTAATGGCAATAAAGTTGTGGCAAAAGTTGTGATAGGAGCAAATACACTAACGGCAGAAACAATAAATGAAAGCATATTCTTTTGAATATCCTCCCTTTCGTCTGGCGCAAAGTTTTTCATTTTATCTCGCTTAAATTGAGCGCCAATTGCATTCCAGAAATCTTTAAAAACGTTTTTAGGTACAACTATACCTCTTTTCCATTGAGTAATTATCTGATTCCAAATTTCTTTTGGGTTTTCAGCTCCTAATACTTTTCTAACTTCTCTTTTAACGTCAGAACCAACATTTTTCCAGTTGGCAACAGCTTCATTAAACCCTTTAATTATGGCTTTACCAATATTTAACCCTTCCTGAGTAAATGCTTTGTGGAAAGCAGATATACCCAAAAGCAGAGCTGTTATTGCCATTTTTACCTGAGCTGTGTCTATTTTTATCCCCATAGTTGCGGCAACGTTTTGAAGCCCACTCGTCTTAAATAACTGTTGGGCTGTACGTGCTGTCATATTAACAGCGCCTTCAACATTCCCAGACGCATAAGCATTGGCTATTCTAACAGCTCTACCACCCAATCCTTTGGTAGCAGAAAGCATTCCAGAATCAACAATTTTATTTATTAAAAAGTCTCTAATACTGTTAACAATCTTGCTATTTTTTTCTAAAATCCCTCTCAATAAATTACTATTCCCAGGGTTTTTAATAGTAAAACTATCAAACAGTGTTCTTAAAACTTGTCTAGCTAAGTCTTTAGCACCTGTTCCTTCTATACCAATAGAACTTATGTTTGTTTTAATTTGATTTTGAAGAGTTTGGGTTAAATTTTCCCTAGGGACATTTTCCCCAAGTGCTGGTAATTTATCGCCATACACAGAACTAGCAAAACCAGCTACTTTTCGTCCAGCTTGCGCTAAAAAGGGTATGCTAGACAACGTTTTAAAAAATGGGTTTTCGCTACCTATAAACAATCTAAATAGCTTGCTTATTCCAAAAGCTTGTCCCCCTTTATCTCCCATTTTATCTTCCCTGCCTAAATCAATTCCTGTAACAGACTTGATGACAGAAGGCAACAACCCTCCTGGCTGGAAGATGTTGTTATTTTTTAAAAGATTAGAAGCAAACTGCCCTATCTTTCCTGCTTTATCACCTATCAGCCCTGGCAATAATGGCGCTAGAAGCGGCAGTAAATTAGTAAGATTAGCGCTACCACCAGTTACCATTTCAAACAGTTTAGGAGCCATTTTGAACAAACCCAGGCTAGAAAGTGCATTCATACGCCCTGTGTCCATAAAGTTTTTCTCAATCATGTTTTGGAGGCTCTTCCCAACAGCTTTACGAAGATAGCCTCCTAGAGAAAAAATGCCCACTCCTTGTCCAGACGTGCTTGAAAACCCGTCTACAATACTGTCAAATAGTTGCTTAAATACAGATTGCTTGCTAGTTGCAACAGCACTTCCAGATTCTTTGACTATAGAGCTTACAGTCCCAAACCCAACGTTAACACTTTGGGCTTTTTTCCGAGAAAATTTATACGCATTTAAAATACTTTGTTGTATTTCTTTATCAGTCATTCTACCGGACGATACATCAGCAACAAATTTTTGTAATTTTTTGTCTATAAGATTTTTCTGTGCAGCATAAAGACTCTTTTGGGATTGAGATATCCCAGGAGTATTCATTAACTCATCTATCCGTTTTTTATATTCTTCTGATATTTTATGGCTTGCTAATAATAGAGTAGAAACCTTCTTAGATGAGTTTCTTATAAGAGGTAAAATATTCTGGTATCTTAATTCAGGAGCATTTTTATCGTAATTCATTAAAACATCAAAATCTGACTTCGCTGCCTTTGCTATTTGATTTTGTTGTTTTTTACTAAATCCTAAATAGTGCATTGTATCTTTATTAGGCTTCATAACTTTGGATCTTAAATAATCCATTGCTTCTGCCTCGCTACCAAAATTTCCCTGCTTATAAGACTTAGCAAAGTCTTTCAAGTCTGCATCTATTTTCTTTTTAGATCTTGCAAGCATGCCCTTTGAATATTTAGTAAGAGCTGGATTATTCATTTCTTTATCAACAAACTTTTTATATTCTTGAGATATTCTATGAAATGAATAAACTAATGATGCTGTAGCTCCATCCTCAAAACCTTTTCCAAAGTCAAGCCCCACCCCTTTCATTATCAAGGAGGGTGATGATATGCGCAAAACTTTTTTGACACTTTTAACTAACGAAAAGAATGACTCTGAGATAACTTTGCTTTTAGAACCAAAATTACTAAACCCATTCAAAAATCCTTCTACTAAATTAAAGCCTATTTTCAAGAAAGTTTTTGGTAGTCCTTGAGGGATAATGCCTGATATTCCTTTTAATAAATTTCCTCCTAATTTACTAAAAATACCTTGAGGCATTATAGACAATATTCCTTTAGGTATAACTTGCCCTATTTTAGAAAAAATATTTTTAAATCCAGTAGGTAAAACCGCTAAAAACTGGTTAGAAATCATTGACAATAAAACATTCCCAACTCCTTTCAAGTCAAAGTTTTTTAACATTGAAAACATGTCATTGTCTAATTGTTCTTCAACACCATTATTTAGTCGCTCCTCATCTTGTAGTGGCTTACTTCTGCTTTTTTGCCTAAACCTACTTTTAGACTTTTGTTTGGCTTTATCGCCATACATATAATTAAGAAAGTCTGGATGTGTAAAAACAGTTTCTTCATTTATTGGCTTGTTTTCTTTTTCTAACTGCTTATAAATTTTGGAGTAAAGCCTTTTCAACTCTCTTTCTTTTTTAAGCGGTACTTGTCTTTGCTGTACATAGCTTTGCCCTCCAATTATGTCGTGTAAGCTATCACTTACTTTTATTCCACCACTAGGATTAATGCTTATCAAGCCAGACGTTCTTCTTTTAAATTCTTTGTCAGACATTGCACTAAGATTAGACTTCGTGACATTAACGTGCCTGCCATCGCTTTCCAATAATACCTCTTTCCTGGCAATAGCTTCTGTCTCTATTTGTTTTCTGGTTTTACCTAGATTTGTATGCCTTGTGTACCCGCCCAAGTCATCTTTTTGGAGATTTAATGATTTTGCAATAGCAGGGAATTTATCTAATAAAGAGATTAATTTAGAATTTATACTAGCAGGCAATGGAATGGTAACACCTTCCGGAAAGCTCCTTTTTTGTTTTGACTTTGCACCTGCCCAATCATAAACATCTACTGCATTTATCCCAGTTTTTGTTTTAACTACACCAAAACCCCCAAGAGTTAGTTGCAGCGATCTAAGATCTTTCAAAAGTAAATCAAACTCAAGTTTTTTACTTGAATTAGCAAATTTAGATTCACTGTCAAACGCGCCTAAGTAACCATAGCCAGACTGTTGCTTACCTTTATCAGCTAGAAAAACACTAACAGCATCTATTATAGGGGATAAAGAGTTTTTATCATTAAACTTAATTACATCTGTATTTCCCCTATAAAATTTACCAAGATGAGACATTGGGATATTCTGCTCTACAGAAGTAGGTTTCCTGCCTAAAGCCGGCAATACCGTTGACAATATTTTGCTGTTTGCAATTAGAAAACTACCTATATCTTGAGATAATTCATTAGAACCTTTTGAGCCTTTTCTTGAGTTTTTAAAAACTTGTTTTACCTTGGTTGCATAGGCTTTATTCTTGTCATCAACAGCATTCTCTATTAAGCTGTCCAAAGACTCCGCGCCTTGCTCTGTTGTGTCTTTAACGGTAGAGATTACTTCGTCAGCAGCTTTTTTTACATTAATTTTATTTGTAACTAAACCAATAGCCAAACCCGCAGCTATTGCAGCACCAATACTAATAAAAACTTTAGAAGGTGAAGATATGCCTAATATTTTTTTGAATGCAACTATATATTTTTTAGCTTCTTCTTCCCCAAGTGTTTTAAATGCAGATGAGTTTGTCTGAATTCCTTCCTGATTTGCTTTAGCTATCAAATCAGCTTCTTTTTTTACTTTTAAATATGATTTACTAACTTCTTGTTTAACACTTTTTTCGCCTGCGCTAATCGGTGATTTAGCTTGCGCTATTTCATTTATTTGTTGTGGAGTTGCATTTAAGCTTTTAGCTTCCGCCATTAGCTTTTCTACTGCTTTTCTACTGTCACTACTTACTTTTTTAAAGTCCTGATATACTAAAGGAATAGTGCTATAGTCACCTATGCTTGCATTAGAATCTATAACATTTTTTATTGTTTTATTATATTTGCTTTGTGCTGTTTTAATTTTTCTAGATTGAGCTATAATATCTTCTAGAGACTTTGATTCAGTCTGAGGTTGATCAATTTTTTGAGCAGATTGCTTAGACGTTTTTATAGCTTCTTCCAATACGCTATCTATTTCTTGCCCTACTTCTATAACAGACTCAATAGCTTCTTTTACTTTTTGAGGTATTTCATTAAAAATAGATAACTTTTTAAGCTCTTCTCTAGCAGTCCTATCAATCTCTTCAATAGGTACAGTTTCAGATTGTGGCTTAGGTTTTTTGGGCTTTTGAGGAAGTGGATCAAGTGGTATTGGCTGAGCGGGATTATCGCTAGTTTTTGTTTTTTGCTTTGCCATTGCAGACTGAACAATGCCTGCCATTTTCAGTCCAGTATTTATAGCCAGTCCGGTTGCAATAGACTGGAAAGCTTGCCCAGGTGTAGAAAAGGTTTCTTGAGGTGTTTTGGTGTCACAAGGGGGAATACACGTTTTGTTATTCTGTGTTGGGGGAGTATCTTGCTTAGTTTTACTTATGGGCTTTACATTTACTCCCATCATTTTAGAAAATGAATTTCCCATTTTCTGTCCCATGTTTTCCATGTTTAGCCCCATAGTTTCACCCAAGGACTTTCTGAAACCAGAGGACAATTCTTTACCAAAATCATTGGTAAATCCCTCAAAAAAACCTGTCAATAAGTCTTGCCCTGGCTTTAAAACAACCTCTATTGCCTTTGATGCTACTTCAGCTTTGGAATCATCAGCAGCGCCAGAAAATCCATCCTTGACTTCTTTAACAAGATCTTCAATACTTCTACCTGTCCCTGGAGAAGCTGATGAATCTGTCTTAACATCTGCTTTGGAAGCTCCACTAGAAACAGATTTTTCTACAATTTTTTCTATTAAATCGCCAGATTGTTCTATCCCTCTCTGCATCCCCGCTTTAAAACCCCTTTCTACTGCGGATGCTACCTGATCTTCTATGTCGTTTTCATTACTTAAACTTTTATATTTATATTCAATTTCAATGGTATGTTTTTTAGTGGTTTTGTGCAGTAATTCATTCAAATCCGTCAGAAGCGAATCATCCACAGAAACCGTAACAGGATTTTGCTTAAAAAACTCATTTACCTTTTTTAAATGCTTGACTTTAGAATCTAAATGCTTATTTAAATTAGTTAGCTCAGAATCATCAACACCAATTGACAAATTAGATGAAAAAGCAGATTCCATCTGCTTTACAGCATCTAAGGCACCCTTTTTTGCCGCAGCAAGATTTCTGTTAAATTCATCTGTGTCTAGGGATAATTCAACTATTAACTCACCTAAGTTAGCCATAATTTTACCAATTATATATATACAATGTTGCCAAAATAAAAGCTGTTTATTAATAAACAGCTAATGGCATAATAAGTTAAAACTGGCAATAAACAGCCCCTGACGCTAGCGCCACTTCCGCTTTATGTAGTTCAATGCCAAGATAGGCCGCATGTTCTGCTAATATGCTGGGATT